CTGTAAAATGTGTTTATTCTAGGCTTAATTCGAATCAGTATCCTGAATATTTGAAAGTAATGGACGAAATAAAATACCATATTCAAATTGATATATCCTCAAATGAAGATATGAATATCAATGAAATGAATTGTTTAGTAATAATGGATCACTTAATAGCTAAAAAATATGCAGACATTAATTAAATCAGTCAATCAATACAGGACGCAAAAGACCAGATTCATCAACTTTGAATGTGATGCTCAGGAGCTGGAATTTGAGGGATATGTTAAGAATGACGGAATAAGCAAAATGAAAGGAATAACAGTCTTTAATTTCGACACTATTTCTTATCTGTCAACATCAGAAAAAGGATTTATCCATGCTGTTGGATTAATCAATAAAGAACTTTATCAAATAATTTTAACCAATATAAATAAATAAAAATCATGAGAAAAAAACTAATTTTAATCACAACATTCACAAAAATGCCTGAATGTTTTACGTCTAGAGAGTTCTATGATGAATTGAGAATTAATGGATTTGAAGAGTCTTGGTTTGACGGGGACGCAATACCTAAGTTTTTAAAGGATAAATGTTATCATGAATTTAGAGGTAAATCATGGGAAAAAATAACAGAAAAAAACGTCAAGGGATTTGAATTTAAACCAAAAGTTGAACAAAAAGTAATTGAATATAAGCAACAAGAATTGATTGTTGAGCCAGTATTAAACGAGACGGATTGCGTTATTTTTCTTAAAAGTTTAGGATATAAATTATTTAAGACTGTAGAAATATAAATTATTTGTATATTTGCAGTATAGAAGCGTGAGAACTTCAAGAAATTTTAACGGAAAAGTCAATCGAAAATAGGTTATCTCACGCACCTGTTTAGATTGGCTTTTTGCATTTAATTAATTTATTTATTATGATTTACAAATTTGAAAACTATGTTATACCTTCCATTATGGAGGTTGAATTAACTGTAACAGATGAAATTGCAAATGACTTTCAAGTAGTTCTTTTTGCAATTCAAGAGCAAGGATTTGAGGAATGGCATTCAATTGAATTATCAAAAGACGATGTTTTTAAATTGATAGGCGCTCTTCATTTACTACATAAAGAAATGAAATAATGAATAGTTATGAATTGTCTCGAAATTACTTTGACTGGTGTTTCGAAAATCCCGAAAAAATAACTCCAAATCATACGGCTATTTATTTCTTTGCTATTGAACATTGTAATCGTTTAGGATGGAAAAAGAAATTTGGTTTACCTTCTCAAATGGTTATGGATGCAATTGGTGTAAAAAATTGGAGGACATACATTAAAGCATTCAATGATTTAACTGAATGGGGTTTCTTTGAATTGGTTGAAAAAAGTAAAAATCAATACTCTAGCAACATTATTGCCATTGTAAAAAATACAAAAGCAAGTACAAAAGCACTAGACAAAGCAATGCAGACGCACCTACAAAAGCAAGGTCAAAGCATTGTTAGTATAGATAAACCTATTAACAATATAACAATAAACAATAAACAAGCTGACGCTTTAATGATTGAGAAATTTATCGATTGGTTTAATCAGATGAAATTTAAATACAAAAAAGTTGATGGTAAATTTAAGATGTTGTCAGCAACGGATCTAAATAATCTAAAAACACTAAAAGCATCTAATTACACAGCTGAAGATTTTGAACACGCTTACAAAGTAATGGTTGATTCAGAATGGGTAAAAATAAATAAGACCGATACTCCAAAACATTTTTTAGTAAATGATAATTTTTCGAAATACGTCAATACCGTAGTTACAGAAGAATCAAAATTTAATCCTTATGGTTAATTTAAAGGGATTTAAGATAACGAAATCTAGTGAGATACTAAATGCGTTACAGAACTACAAAAAAACCTACCACGAGAAAGGTATGTTTCTTGGATTTGATAAGATGAAAGATAATTATTCGATGCAATTGGGAAATTGTACAGATTGGACCGGTTATCCAATGAGTGGTAAAACTCAATTTCTTATGGAATGTTTAATCAATACATCGTTATTTTACGATTGGAAACATTTAATATATTTTCCTGACGTTGGAAATAACATTGAAATAATTGCGGATTTGATCCACAAAAAGACGGGTAAATCATTTAACCCAGACGTTCCAAATTCAATAACCGATAAAGAAATAAGTATTGCGAGTGAATGGGTTTGTCATTACTTCAAAGTTTTAACAAAAAGTGATGTAAAAGCGAAGATGACAGCAATAGAATTTTGGGATTTTGCAGTTCAATTAAAAAATACTGAGGGATTGCACACAGCAAGTATAGACAGTTGGAAGGATTTGAGTCATGATTATTCAAGTTATGGAGGATATGCACAATATTTGGAGTTCGTTTTACCGTATAGAAATCAAATTGCTGAGGATAATGATTTACATTTACATACGATTATCCATCCTAAATTGACGGAAAAGGTAAACGGTAAACGTGTCCCTCCTGGTCCTTATGATTTGAAGGGTGGGAGTGAATGGTTTAATAGTGGAAAATGTATGATTACAGTACACCGAGAAGATTTGAGCGACAATCAATGTGAGGTTTATTTCAATAAGATTAAACCCCGTTCTATTGGTAAAATTGGAATGATAAATTTAAGGTTTGATATAGGCAAATTTAGGTATTACGATTTGGATTGTTCAAACCCTAATCAACAGATAAAAAAATACGCAAATGAACAAATTGAGGTCAAAAAGACTATTGAATTAAAAAGTTTTAGCGAATCAATGAACGAACACAGAGAAAATTTACCATTTTAAAACTATAAAAACATGGACTATTTAGAAATTTTAAACGCACAAGGCAGTATTTTAGCAAATATTGAATCAATGAAGGTTACATTGCACGAAATACGCACAAAAAAGCCTGAATCAAATTACGTTCAGGGACTTGAAAAACACATTCGACAAATGAGCGAATCTTATTTTACATTCAAATTTGTTCACCAACAGTTCGAATTAATGCAGAAAATGAATAATAACTACCATAGGGAGAATATGGAGTTAAGATTTGAGATTGAAAAGTTAAAGGAAAAGAACGCTAATTTAATGAATGGGATATGAAAATATTAAATTTATACGCTTGTTTAGGCGGGAATCGTTATAAGTGGGGAAATGAACACGAAATAACAGCAGTTGAATTAGATGAAGAAGCTGCGAGATTATACCAGGAACGATTCCCAAATGATACGGTAATTGTTGCGGATGCACATCAATATTTACTTGACCATTATAAAGAGTTTGATTTTATTTGGAGTTCGCCACCTTGCCCAACACATTCAAAAGTTAGATTTACTCAAAAGAATCAAGATTTTTATAAACCTGAGTATCCTAATATGATGCTTTATGAAGAAATTATTTTTATTAAACATCACTTTGAGGGTAAATATTGTGTGGAAAATGTAATACCTTATTATGAGCCATTGATAGCCGGGCAAAAAAGAGGTAGGCATTTGTATTGGACTAACTTTTTATTACCTAATAACTTGAATGAGAGGAAGTCTTCAATTATGGGAGGGAAAGACGAAGTTACTCAATGGTGTAAATTTCACGATTATGACTTTAGAAAATACAAAGGAAATCAAAGGCTTGACAAAATGGCTCGTAACCTGGTAGATTATGAAGCAGGAAAAACAATCCTAGATACTGCAATGGGAATAATACATAAACAAAATGTAAACCAAACATCTATATTTGACTATGAAGAAATGTAAAAATTGCGCTGAAAAATTTGAGCCTAGATTTTCAACTCTCGAAAAATATTGTTGGAATAGCGACTGTAAGCTAATCGAAGCACTACAAAAACTCGAACAAAAGAAAAAAAGTGAGTCAAAGGAATGGAGCGAAAGAAAATCAAAGCTGAAAAAGGATTTATTGACGAAATCTGATTATATTAAAATGGCGCAACAGGTTTTTAATAAGTGGATAAGACAACGTGACGAAGGCAAACCTTGTTTATCGTGCGGAAAAAAGATTAATGGAGTAGTTCACGCTTCCCACTATTTTAATGCCAATAATCATTACAACGTGCGCTTTGATGAGAATAACGTATTTAGCTGCTGTTACAAGTGCAACGTTCAACTTTCTGGCAATCTAATCGAGTACGGCGTTAACTTAGAGAAATTAATTGGAGTAGATGAATTCACTATTTTACGTGAAAAAGCCTATGAAACAAGGAAATTCACAAGAGATGAGCTAAAAGAAATAATTATTATTTATAAAAATAAATTAAAAGAATAGTTTATATTAAAATAAAGTTTATATTTGTTCAACAAAACGAATTTAAAACTAATAATTATGCCAATAGAATTTTTATACACAACAAAAGAATTAATTAAGTTGCATAAATCACTTTTAATGAAAATAATAATTTCAAAAGAAGAATTGCAAACAATAAATGAGATTCAACAATATTTTAATAAAAAATAAAACAAGATGAAAAAAGAAACATTCGAAGACGCAATTCCTAAGCCAAACAACATTTATTTCAAGCTCCATTTAGCGAAGCAAGAAATAGGAAAAGTTACCAAAGGGAGTAACAATCCATTCTTCAAATCAAAATACGCTGATTTAAACGCTATTTTAGAAGCTACTGAGCCAATCCTATTAAAATACAGTTTACTGTTATTACAGCCTATCCTAGACGGCAAGGTTTGCACACAGATAATTGATATTGAAAACGGAGATATGGTTACAAGTGAGTTAATTTTACCAATCATTATGGACCCACAGAAACAAATTGCTGGAATAACTTATTTTAGAAGAGCGAGTTTACAGTCACTTTTGAGCTTACAAGCCATTGACGATGACGGAAATGAAGTCACAAAAACGATTTCAACACAAAAGCCAGCATTAACAAATGAGCGTTTTGAAAATGCTGTAAAGTCTATTCATGACGGAAAGGCGAAAAAAGAGGATTTATTTAAATTTGAGTTAACCGATTTGCAAAAGTCAGCATTACAATTATTATGAGTCCAAAAGAAAAAGCGAGCGAGTTATTTGATAAATTTGATAAATCAGTAAACTCAATTACTTCTTATCCAATAAAAAGATGCGCATTGATTGCAGTTGATGAAATATTAGATATTTCTTATTGGGCATTTATGGAATCAGGTGGTAAACAAGAGCAAGAATTCTGGCAAGAAGTTAAACAAGAAATAGAAAAGTTATGAGTAAAGTAATTTTATTTGACGCTGACAGCTTAATTTATCAAGCCATTTATAAGGTAGTAACGTTTGGAGAGATTCGAGCGTTACTACAAAAAGGCGAAAGCAGATATGCAATTGAGCTTGAAATATTACAACGTGGATACGATAGGTTTGAAAAGATGTATTTTGACATTCATAATGAAATTGAGGAAACGATCCAGATAAGCGAAACAAAGTATTTCTTTACTGATTGTAAAAAGAATTTTCGCAAAGAAATTGAGCCGAATTATAAAGCGAATAGAAAGCGCAATAAATGGGTAAGTGATTTAAGAAAGTATTTGATTGATTATTTACCTAATTCATTTGCGAGTGATGAATATGAGGCTGACGATTTGATTTATTTCAATTCTCAATTATACGATGTTAATGATTATATTATTTGTTCAATTGACAAGGATTTAAAGCAAATTGAGGGTTTACATTTTGATTATTACCAAATGAAGCTCAAAGATGAAAACGGGCAATATATTATTGACGAATTTGGAAAAGAAGTAAAAAAGCGCAAAGGATTTATTCAAATATCCAAAGAACAAGCTGAAAACCTAGTTTTTGAAATGATGTTAACAGGAGACGTTAGCGACAATATAAAAGGAATTTACGGAATAGGTAAAGTCAAAGCTACTAAACTATTGTTAAATCGCTCAAAATGGGGCAAATTTAGAGTTTTATGCGAAGAGTATAAAAAAGAATCTGACGATTGGAAAAATAGAATTAAAATAAACGCACAATTATTAATGTTTAATTAAATAAGTAAAAATGAGTGAAGTTCAAAAAGTAAGTGGAAAAGTCTACAAGGTAGGTCAAGAGGAAATTAAGAGCGAAAAGTTCAAAAAACGTGAGGTTATTATTGAAGTGGTAAAAGGCGAGTATAAAGAATATTTATCAATTCAGTTCAGTAATGCTAAATGCGACCTTTTAAACAATGTTCGACAAGGCGACATGATAAGCGTTTCAATCAATTTAAGGGGACGTTTATGGACGGGAGCAGATGGAGTTGAAAAATGCTTTAATACATTTGAGGGATGGCAAATTGAGACTGGTAATTTAGGAGGTACAACAACAAATATTCCGATCCAAAACGAATTTGACAACGATCCATTTTAATAACAATGGGAGTGTAAAAGCTCCCTTTAAAAACACGAAAGGTAGCAAATTTTTAAACTAAAAACAGAAATATGGAAAAGGAATTATTAGAAGAATTTATTGATTGGGCAAGAGATTGCGGTGAAGATGCGTTTTATATCTTCGAAGAAACAGACGAAGCGATTGAAAGATTCATGAAGCAAATAGAATAAAACTAAAAATTAAAATTATGGAAAAAAATACTAGAGTAATTCTGAAACAAAACAATATTATTATTAAAAATCAAATTTTAATAATGAAGGGGTTAATTGATTTGATGGGTAAATTTTCAGATGAAAATCTTGTTATTGATTTAATGTCACAAGTAAACACTTTAGAAAAACTGACAACAGAAACATCAAAAGCACTAAAACCTATAAATTAATATATAAATAAAATACCAAATTATCCAAGTTTAATAAAAGCAGTTTTAATAGATGTAATTATAGCGGTATCTTTATACATTGTAATTAAATTAACCTTTAAAAACACGAACAAATGACAATAAAAGAACTATCTAATATCAATCAAATAACGCGCAAATTGATAACTGATTATATTACAAATAACAATATATCGGAAAACAAATTTGCAAAGGATGCTGGAATAAGCCAAAATCAACTTTGGATCTATCTTCATTCAGGAAACGAGAAAAAAGGAATACACACAACAACATTGGAGAAAATAGGTAAATTTTTAAACACAAAAAACAAGTAATATGAAAGAAAATATCGCAATTATAAGATTTTTATTGGCATTAGTAACAATTGGATTTAGTATCTATTTATTCACTAAGCATTAATTTATAACGGTATCGGGCTTGGCGAAGGTGGGCTTGCAGGATGTTCAAATTTAGCAGGATGTTTCTGCCCACTTTTGCCAAACCCGTGTTATAAGTAGTTGCGGTTAATTAGGAAGAACTTAAATTGAAAACGAAATAAAAACATTTTAAAAATTTAGCGATGGCAAATTACAAAGAACAACTTAACAAACTTTATCTTGAAGAAAAGGATAATGAATGCCCACTAGACAATAAATTCCAATTTCTTGGTAATAGCATATTTGACTTTACTACCTATGATGGGGGAGTTGACGAATTGTTTGCAAAGAAAATGCTGGAAGTGATTGAATGTATATTAAACCGAACAACATTTGATTACCAAAATGACGAAAACAATTACATCAACTACTTGACAATGGTAAATATGCCATTTATGGAAGGAAAATTGGAATGGGGAACATCAATTAGAGGTGCTTGGTTTGATGAATATGGGCATCATTCAGAAAAGGAAGAAGATAAGGTTTATTCAATTACATACGATTGGAAGATACCCAAAAAAGAGATTATGGAATTTATGAAACAGTTGCTTGAATGGTCAAAAGAAGCGTAGAGAAATTTTTAAAATGTTTTCTCCCTGAACTTCAATTTGAAAACGGATGGTAGCAATTACTTATAACGTTTTGCGGCTTGGCGAAGTTGCCGAACACAAAACTTCGATAGTAGTACAAACATTAAAATTTAGATAAAATGTCAAAAGAAAACGAAAACGGCAATTTTGCCAAACCGATGTTAGTGGCTGGCTTTCCTGGAACTGGTAAAACTTCTTATTGCTACAGAGATGCTGATTATATGCCACAAGGATTTGCAACCGATAGCGATAGTAGTAAATTTGATAAGGCTAATTTCCCGCAAAACTATATTGAGCATATCAAAGAAAAAATATCAGAAGGTTATGCAAGAATTTTCATTTCAAGCCATAAAGAGGTTAGAGATGCTTTAGTAGAAAATGGATTAGAATTTACATTGGTTTATCCAAAAAAGGAATTGAAAGAAGAATATTTGAAACGATATAAAGAAAGAGGTTCTCCTGATGCTTTTATATATCTTATTTCAAATAATTGGGATTTATGGCTTGATGAATTGAAAAATCAAAAAGGTTGTAAACATATAGAATTAGAAAGTGGTCAGTTTATCGCTAACGTTTGTTAAGCTTGCCACTAACGTTTTGCAGCTAACCGATAGTTTTTGCTTTTCGCAAAAATTTTGGTTAGGTGTTGTTATCGGCTGCCCTTTCAGAATGATTATTAACAATTAAATAAATATAAAAATGGACACAAAAAAGTATGATGGAATGGGAATATTCCAAGAAGCAAAACAAAGAAACATTGATGGTATGGGATACCGTGCAAGACGTTTTAAAATTCTATGGCAAAGTAAAAAATGCAGTTGGCAACATTTAATGATTGATTGGGGTATTCGTTGGAGTGACCAATGGCAAATATTACCAATTAGAAATGTAAGCGATAACTGCAACCGTGCAATGATGTTTGGATTTTGGAAACTATACTTTACATTATCTTATGCTCGTGCAGGTTATTTTAATCAAGATAGAAAATTCTTCCTTCGTCAAAAGTTGTGGAAGTTTTATAAGTTGGTTTCGTAGGGTTGCCGATAACGTTTTTCAGCTAAAC